TGCCTGACACGACTTACAGCAAGGATCTTGCCGTGTTGATGAAGCGCGGTGACGTGGACTCGATGAGTTTCGGTTTCCATGTTCCGTCGGGAACGGATGAGTGGAGCGCCGATGGGCAACGCCGCTATCTCAACGAGATCGCCCTCCATGAGGTCAGCGTCGTGACTGGATTCCCAGCGTATGAGGCGACTAGCGCGACAGTTCGCAAGGCGCAGATCCTCGCGCAGCGGACGCAGACAGACGCGGAGGCGTTGGCTGACGCGCTGACCGCGCTTGAGGCTGGGAAAGAGTTGAATGACGATCAGGCTGAGTTGCTGGTTGACGTGGTTGAGCGTCAGCGCGTAAACGCGCCTGAACCGGAGACAGACTCGCTGGATCTTCTGCGTGACAAGTTGGAGTTGCTTGGGAAGTTCTAGTTAGTTCGGGGGTGCATTGGTGCGCCTGCGCGTAAGGCCCCACGAGGGAAACGCGCAGCACGTCGGTTCGATTCCGACCACCTCCACGATGCTGAGTTGCGGAGCCGCGCTCGGTGTTTCCGATTGCGGAGCCGCGTCGGTGTTAGTCCTGCGATTCAATCCAATCAAGTTAGGAGTCCACACATGGACTACATCAAGCATCTGCGTGAAGAGCGCGTGGCTGCCTACGAGAAGGCCAAGGAGATCCTTGACCGCGCAGGCTCCGAGTCACGTAACCTTGACGCTGAAGAACGCCAGAGCGTTGATCGTGCGTTCGCGCACATGGACGACCTGAAGGCCCGTGAGACTGACTTCCGCAGCCTTCAAGACCGCGAGGAAGAGATTGAGGCGGCGACCGAGGCTCACGTTGAGGCTCGCACCGTTTCTGCTCCCGTCGTGGAAGAGCCGATGGACGACAATGAACTGATCCGCAGCCTCGCCCGTGGCGAGCGCCGCAGCATCGTGTTCGAGCGTCGTGATATCACTAAGGGTTCGACTGGCGCACCCGTCCCGACCTCGTTCTTCGATCAGGTCGTGAACGTCGCCACATCGGTCGGCCCGATGCTCCGCACCTCCACCATCCTCAACACGCAGAGTGGTGAAGATCTGGAGATCCCAGCGATGACCGCCTACTCCACCGCCGCGCTTGTCGCGGAGGCCGGCTCGATTGGCGAGTCTGATCCGACCCTGGCGACCACGACCCTGGGCGCTTACAAGTACGCCTTCTTGGTTCAGGTTTCCAGCGAGCTCCTTGAGGACGCTCACGTCAACATGACCGATCTGCTCGCCACGAACTGCGGCCAGGCAATCGGCGTGAAGGTGAACAGCGAACTGACTGTCGGCGACGGTTCCTCCAAGCCCAACGGCATCGTTACGGCTGCGTCCGCTGGCGTGACCGGCGGCACCGGCGTGACGGGTGCGTTCACTTACGAGAACCTGGTGGATCTCGTTTACGCTGCTGACCCTGCTGCGCGTGCGCTGCCAGGGTTCGGCTTGATGCTTGCGACTTCCGCTGTGGTGGATGCTCGGTTGCTTCAGGATGGTGCGAGCCAGTACATCTTCGCGCCTTCCGCGTCGGACGCGACACCGGACACCCTGCTCGGGTTCCCGCTGATCGAGAACAACGCTATGGCCGCTGTCGGCCTCGGCGCTGTTAGCGCCCTCGCGGGTCACTTCCCGTCCTACTACGTGCGGCAGGCCGGTGGCATCCGCATGGAGCGTTCGGATGACTACGCCTTCGCGAACGGGCTGGTCACGTTCCGCTGCTCGCTGCGGGTTGACGGCGATCTGCCGCAAACCTCGCACGTCAAGAAGTTCACGGGCGGCGCCTCCTAGTCAGGAGAACACAAGCGTGATGGGGGGGCGGGCATCGCAGGACTCGCCCCCCCATCACACCCCACAAACACTGAGGGAGAACGCATGACGCTTTACGCATCCGTGGCGGAAGTGAAAGCCGCGCTGCACATCACCGACACGGTAGATGACTCCCTCATAACAATGGCCGCCACGAGCGCGAGCGCACTCATTGAGGGGTTCTGCGGCAGGCGGTTCGACAGTGAGAGCGCGACCAGGTATTTCACCGCTGACAACGCTTACGTCCTTCAGATTGATGACTTGGTGAGCGTCACGAGCATCGCCACCAGCAGCCAGTCGAATGGAACGTATGACGTGACCTGGGCCGCCACCGACTACCAGCTTGAACCGTTGAACGGTTACGCGGACGGGTTGAGTTTCCCCACGACGCGCATCAGAGCCATTGACCGCTACCTGTGGCCCGCATCGAGCACGATTGGTGGGCTTGAAGCGGACGTGAAGATTGTCGGCACCTGGGGGTTCTCAGCGGTTCCTAGTCAGGTGAATCAGGCAGCGGTGATCCAGTCCATGAGGATCTTCAAGAGGCTTGACTCGCCTCTCGGCGTTGCCGGCTTCGGTGACTTCGGGGCGATGCGAGTGAGCAAAGGACTCGACCCCGACGTTGCTCAACTCGTCGCGCCTTACGTTCGCCACGTCGGTGTGGCATGACAACGCTCAGCGCGTTGCGATCTGGCATCGCCACGAACCTTGCAACCATCAGCGGGCTTCGCACGTCCGCAACAGTTCCCGATGACGTGAATCCTCCTATCGCCGTGGTCGCTCCCCAAGGGATCACGTTCGACACTTCGTTCGCTCGCGGCCTTGACACTTACGAGTTCAACGTTCTCGTGATCGTTGGTCGAGTTGATGAGCGCAGCGCCCAAAACAGGCTTGACGGTTTCTGTAACCCAACAGGGTCGTCAAGTATCAAGACCGCGCTAGAGAGTGACAAGACTCTCGGCGGGGAAGCACAAAACCTGCGATGCACAGAGATGCGAAACTACAGCAGCCTTCCGGTAGGTGAACTGACTTACCTGGCTGCTGAGTTCGCGGTCACCGTTTACGCAACCTAAGAAAGAAGGCAACTCTCATGGCAAAGTTCGTCGCCACGGATTACAACATCACCATCGGCGGCACCGATTTCAGTTCATCCATCGCATCTGCTGAGCTCAGCATTGAGGTTGATGACGTTGAAACGACGGCGTTTGGTGATTCCTCCCGCACTCGCGTGGGTGGATTGCAGACTGGAACACTCACGCTGGACTTCCATCAGGATTTCGGTGCTTCCGGTGTTGACGCGACGCTTGAGCCGCTGATCGGCACGAGCGTGGCTATCGTCATCAAGCCGACGAGCGCGGCTACTGCTGCAACAAACCCGACCTACTCGTTCAACTGCCTCGTCACGCAATACTCGCCGTTTGCTTCTAGTGTCGGCGACCTGGCGACCTTGAGTGTCACCTGGCCGGTTACGGGCGACATTTCTCGCGCTGAATCGTAAGAGAGTCAGGTTCCTGCGATGAATAAGGTTGCCTTGCACGTTGACTTGAGCGACGGGTCGGGCGTGGACGTTGAAGCGACCACGCCTGACCTGATCGCCTTCGAGCGTAAGTTTGACAAGTCGTTCGCTGCGTTCGCGGATGATCTGCGGTTGGAATACATCGTTTGGCTGGCGTGGCACGCATTGAAGCGCACCACGCAAGTCAGCGTTGAGTTTGATCCGTGGACTGAAACCGTGGACGGCGTGACGGTGAAGGCGGTAGCAGACCCGCCCCCTTTGGAGAGCAGTCAGCCCACTGGTTGATCGCGCACCTGTCCTACGAGTGGAAGGTCGCGCCCAGCCAGCTGGTTGACGAGTCTCCAAGAATGTTGACGACCATGAGCAGGTACTTGCGTTGGCGTGCGAGTGAGTACCGGAAGGCGGCGAGCAAGTGACCGTTGGTATGAAACTTGAGGTCGTTGGTGACGCTCGCAAACTCGATCAGATCTTCATGTTTGACAAGACGCTGTTCAAGGAAATACAGAAAGGCGTCAGGGAAGCAACTAAGGACACGATCTCTGACGCCAGGAACGCCTACCCAGATGATGGGTTGAGCAACTGGGGTGGATGGATCACTTCGCAGGGAAGTCGTGACCTGTCTTACAGCGGATCAGCGGTTCGCGCTGGTGTCCGATCATCCATCAGGTCAAGGCGTCAAGGTAGAAACTTCAGGACGATTGTCGCTCTCATCTTCAACAGGAACGCGGCTGGTTCTGTCTATGGTCTTGCAGGCAGTCGCAATCAGTTTGAGGTCTTCAATCGGAACTTGAACAGGAAACGCGGCGGCACGTTCGGCAGTCGCGGCAAGGGTATGTGGCCTCGTGCTCTCGGCCCCGCAAGAAACAAGAACCTGGAACAAGCCCGTCGGGATATTGCTCGCGCTGTTGAACGTGGCATCGCGAAAGCAAACCGAAATGTCAGTTAGGAGTTAGTCGTGGCAAAAGGCGCAATCAACGTCAAGATTGACGGCGACTACAACAACGCTGATATCAAGCGGGCTATCCGTGACCTTGAGCGACTGAAAACAGAATCGAAAGAAACGCAAGGCAAGTTTGGCGCTATGTCTCGCGGGATGAAACTCGCGGGCGTCGCCATAGCTGCCGCCGCTGCTGGCGCTGCCGTTGGCGTGACTCGTTTCGCCGCGCAGAGCGTTGGCGCTGCCAGCGACCTGGATGAGTCGTTGTCTAAGACTCGCACCGTGTTCGGTGACGCGAGTGACGCTGTTGAGAAGTTCGCGCAGGACGCCGCCACGAACTTGGGCTTGAGTGAGCAGGCTGCGCTTGAGGCGACGAGCACGTTCGGAAACCTGTTCACCGCCATGGGCATCAACGCTGGCAAAGCGTCTGCCCTGTCGCAAGAGATTGTGCAGCTCGCTGCCGATCTCGCCTCATTCAACAATATTGAGGTTGAGGAAGCGATCATCGCTCTCCGCAGCGGCCTGGTCGGTGAGACTGAACCGTTGCGTCGCCTGGGCGTGAACTTGAGCGCGGCACGCATCAACGCGGAGGCGTTGTCGAGTGGGCTCGCGGAAACCAAGGGTCAGATTGACGCTGCGGCGAAAGCGCAAGCAGCGTTCAACCTCATCATGGATGACACGGCTACGGCGCAGGGTGACTTCGCTCGCACGAGTGATGGGCTGGCGAACACGACGCGGACGTTGAAGGCCGCTGTTGATGACGCGAAAGCGAGCATCGGTGTTGGTCTTGTTGACGCGATGTTGGCATTGGCCGACTCCGCTGGTGGACCGCAAGGCGCAGCAGACTCAATCAAGACGCTCGGTGATCGGATTGGCCTATTCATCACGGGTCTTGGTGTCGCAGGTAATGGTCTGAAAGACACAACCGTTGGTGTGAAGGATCAGCAGCGTGAGATTGAGCGTTTGGCTGATGTTTACCGCGACGCGGGTGGTGGGTTCAAGGGTTTTGTTTCCGTCGTTCGTAGCATGGAGTTTGATAGCACGATCAGTTTGTTTGAGGTGCTCGGTCAAGCGACTCGTGACACGGCTGCCGAAACAGAGCAGATGGGCAAGGTATTCGCTGGAACGATCAAACCTGCGGATCACTTGTCATCCAGCATCGCCACCTTGCGCGGTGAAACCGACGCTGCTGCTGCTGCCGCCGCGAGGTTCACGGCAGAAACCGGCACGCAGTTGTTCCAAGTGCAGGCCGCTAATAAGTATTACCGTGACGCGGGTGTCCGGTTGAAGCGACTCGCTGACGATGAGGAAGCGGCAGCGGAGGCCGCTGACAAGTTGGGTCGTTCTGCTGGTAGTGCCGGCAGCGCGGTCAACACTCTCGCGGATCGGATCGAGGACGCTCGTGGTCGCGCCGTTGAAGGCATCAAGCGGATGCGCCAGGGGTTGAAGGACGAACTTGATGCGACCCGTCAGGAGTTTGATGACTTCAGCGTGAACGTGTCCAATGCGATCACGGGCGCGATTGACTTCGCCGCTGCTGACTCCATGACAAAGGTTGGAGAGAACGGCGAGGAAGTCGGCATGACTTTCCTTGAGGGTTTGCAGGCTCAGGCTGAGAAAGCCCGCGAGTTCGCCACCAAGATTCAAGAACTAATCACGGCGGGATTGAGCCAAGAGGCGATCACTCAGGTGCTCGCCGCTGGTGTTGATGCAGGCACGAACATCGCCAACGAGTTGATCGAGGGTGGCGCGACCGCGATTGACGAAACCAACCGGCTGGTGCAGTCCACGCAGGAGGCCGCTGACAAGGTTGGGTTGGATGCGGCGCAGCATTTCCTCGGCGCTGGTGTGACGAGCGCCCACGCAACCGTTGTCGGCTTCGATGAGTTCATGAAGCCTGGCGCGGAGGGTTTCAAGAAACTGATGCGACGTATGGACAAGCTCGCCAAGAAAGCGGCCCGTCAGGTCATCATTGATGTTCAGGTGACTAAGCATGTAAACGAGGTCGTTACAGAGATTAGGCAGAACGTCAGGGCTCGCGCTCTCGGTGGCCCCGTGGATGCTGGCAGCCCGTTTCTGGTCGGTGAGCGCGGGCCAGAACTGTTCGTGCCGAATATCAGCGGCATGATCGTCCCCAATAATGAACTGCGGCCTAGCGGCGGGAACGTCATCAACCTGACCGTCAACGCCGGCATGGGCACCGATTCGCGGCAGGTCAGCAAGCAGATCGTTGACGCGCTGAAGCATTACCAGCGCAGTAACGGGCCACTGCCCCTGAAGGTCGCGGGATGACCACCAAGGTCATCTTCGCTTTCGATCAGGACGCTGGCGGCATCACCAACTTCTTCGAGCTAGACGGCGCCGTCAAAGGGAAACTGGACAACACGACCTACACCCTCGGTGGCGCGTTCAGTCTCGTGGACGTGACCAGCGATGTTCGCAGCCTCACGATCAACCGTGGTCGCTCACGGCTCTTGGACAAGATTGAGTCGGCTACGGCGGAGATCCTGCTTGACAACCGCGCTCGACTTTACGACCCGCTGACTGGAGGTGGCGAGTCGTTCCCGTACGCGAGCAGCATCGTTCCACGCAAGAACGTTCAAGTGACCGTCAACGACCGGCCCGTGTTCAGCGGCCTCGTTGATGCGTGGGATATTGATTACGAGATCAATGAGGACTCCACGAGTCGGGCCGTGTGCGCTGACGGGTTCATCACCCTCGCCGAGACTGACGTGAGCACTAGCGCGAAAACAGCGCAAACATCTGGTGCCCGCATTGAAGCGTTACTGACTGAGGCGGGCTGGCCTTCAAGCAAGAGGGATATTGCTACGGGTCAGGTGACGTTGCAGGCTGACACGCCTGACGCGGACACGAACCTGCTTGAGTACGCCAGCCGCGTGAAAAGCACAGAGTTCGGTTCCCTGTTTATGAGTCGGGAAGGCTTGGCAACGTTCCAAGACCGTCAGGAGACACAGAACTTCGGAACGTTCACGGTTCTCGGATCTGGCGGCATCCCGATCAGCGCGGTGCAGATTGAGAACGGCACCGATGATTTGCATAACGTGATCCGGTTGCAGCGGGTCGGTGGCAGTGAGGTTGAGCGCAGCGACGCCACCAGTAAGACCACGTTCGGGATCAGCGAGCTCACCGCCTCCAAGTTGCTGTTCGATGATGACGTTGAGGTAGCGGACCTGGCTGACTACTTGCTGGCTCGGTTCAAGGATGCGACGTTCAGCATCAACCAGGTCGTGATCGTGATGGACGGGTTGAGTGAGGCGCAGCAGAACACGGTCGCTGAGTTGGAGATCAACTCGCCGGTTCAGGTTTCGTTCGCGCCCGCTGTGGGTCCAGCGGTGACGCAGTTCGCGACCATTGACCGGATCGCTCACGCTTTCGTTCCTGGTGAGCATGTGGTGACGTTCTCGATGAGTGAAGCCAAGCCGTCGTTCATCTTGAATGACACGACGTTTGGTGAGCTTGATGATGACCGACTTGGATTCTAGGAGGTAGGCGTGGCTGGTGCTGGGTTCAAGACGTTCGCAAGCGGTGACGTTCTGACTGCCGCCGATGTGAACACTTACATCATGCAGCAGCAGATCATGGTGTTCGCTGATGCGACTGCGCGAGATGCCGCGATCACCAGCCCGAGCGAGGGCATGTTCGCTTTCTTGAAGGACGACGATTCGCTGGTCTATTACGACGGCTCTAGTTGGGAGACACTCTAATGCCTGCTGGTGGATTCAAGACATTCAACGCCGGTGACGTGCTCACGGCGGCTGACACGAACGATTACTTGATGCAGGGTATCGCTGTGTTCGCTGACGCGACTGCGCGTGACGCGGCGATCACTTCACCTGTCGAGGGTCAGGCTTGCTACCGCAGCGACGATGACAAGTTGGAGATTTATGATGGGAGCGCGTGGACTGAGGTTAGTGGTGCGCTGGGTGGTGCTGCGATCTCTGACACCCCGACTGGTAACTACACCAGCGGTGGTGTGACGTATGACTATTGGGAGTTCGATGCCTCATCGTCCATAAGTGTCACGCAGGCGGGGCTGGCTGATGTGCTCGTCGTCGGCGCGGGCGGCGGCGGTGGTCGTGGAAATAACATCAACTCGGGCGCGGGCGGCGGTGGTGCGGGGGGTCATCTAGCCGTGACTGATGCCTATTTGCCAGCAGGTTCGCTGACGGTAACCGTCGGCGCTGGCGGGGCCGCATCAACGTCGAACGACGATCCATCCAACAATGGAACGTCAAGCCGTCTAGATTCTTACTATTCTTCCGGTGGCGGTGGTGGAATTAGTTATTTCGGACCGGCTGGCCTAAATGGTGGTTCTGGCGGCGGCGGTGGCTGTCTTGGAAATAGCATTGTACGAAATGGTGGTGCGGGTGTTGCTGGCATAGGAAATGACGGCGGTAACGCCTTTGGTTCCTCGTCAGGAAATCAAATGGCTGGCGGCGGTGGCGGTGGTGCAGGCGCAGTCGGCGCTAATGCTGCTGCTAATACAGGCGGCAACGGTGGAAACGGCGTGGCTAACTCTTTCACGGGTTCATCCGTGACTCGCGCTGGCGGTGGTGGCGGTTGCACTCCCGTTAGCGGCACTCAAGGAACAGGCGGGACAGGCGGCGGTGGAGATGGTGGCGGATCACCGACAAGCGGCGGCGCTAACACAGGTGGTGGCGGTGGTGCTGGTAACGGCACAACACCCGGCAACGGTGGCAGCGGCAAGGTTGTTGTTCGTGTAGCGCGTCCCTACACCCCGGTCGCTGGTTTCGCTTCTATCGGTAACACCGCTACTGGAACGTACACTTCTGGCGCAGCGACGTACTCGTACTACGAGTTCACGGCGAGTGGCACGCTGACGGTGAACACGGCTGGCTTCGTTGATGCTCTCGTTGTGGGGGCTGGGGGAGGTTCGGGTTACAACCGTGGTGGCGGCGGTGGAGCCGGTGGCTACAACGACTTGACTTCCTTGCACCTTTCGGCTGGCTCGCACACGATTGTCGTTGGGGCTGGCGGAAGCGGCACTTCTGGCAGCGGATACGGCACGACAGGCAGCCATTCTCGCTTGGGCAGTAACTTTGTTGAGGGTGGCGGCTACGGCGCACCTAACTCGCAGCCTGGTGAAAGTGGTGCAAGTGGTGGCGGTGGAGGTTCTACCGGATCAACAGCGTCATCTGGTGGCTCCGGTGTAAGCGGCCTTGGTGAAAACGGTGGCGACTCTGGCACCACCACGCTTGGCTCTGGTGGTGGTGGCGGTGCTGGTGGCGTGGGTGCTGTGGGGAGTTCTACTACCGGCGGCAACGGTGGTGCAGGCTTGTCGTCCAGCATTACAGGATCAAGTGTGGGTCGTGCGGGTGGTGGCGCAGGTTCAGGTTCGACTGGAATTGCTACCGGAACAGACGGCGGCGGTACGTCCGGTTCTATCAACGGTACGGCTAATACTGGCGGCGGTGCTGCGGGTGGCGGTCAGTCGGCTGATGGTGGCAACGGCGGCAGCGGTGTCGTGATCGTCAGAGTAAGAACAGCATAGGAAGGTTGGAAATGGCACACGCAGCACGCATAGAAGACGGCATCGTCCGTGAAGTCATCGTCGTACCAAACGACCTCGACGAGACAGAGAGCGACGAGGCGATTGAGGCGTACATTCACGGCATCGGCTTGACGGGCACGTGGATCCGCACCTCGTACAACAACAACATTCGAGGCCGGTACGCCGGTATCGGGTTCCGCTATGACGCCGATCTTGACGAGTTCGTCGCGCCGGAAGCACCAGCGGAGGACGAGGCCCCATGAGCGCAGCCGAGGTGATCGGCATATCGGTCGGCCTGTTCGCCATACTGAGCGCGATAGCCGCCGGCCTACTGTGGGTCATCAAGGCTCAGATCAGCATGAGCCGCGAGTTCAAGCCCAACGGCGGAGCGAGCACGCGGGACAGCCTCAACCGGATCGAAACGGACGTGCGCGAGATTCGCGGCAAAGTGGACGATCACATTGACTGGCACATGGATCACAAGTAACAGCACACGCAAGTAACCCCCGCCAGGTGCGGGGGTTTATTCATGCCCACAACAGAAAGGTGCAGCCCGTGTGGAGCAAAGAGTTCTGGAAGCAAACCGTTGAGAGGGCGATCAAGACAGCGGCCCAGGTCGCGTTGTCCTTTTGGGTCGTTGGACAGACTGGAATCCTTGACGTGGATTGGCAACAGTTCTGGAGCATCGTCGGCTTGTCCGCTATCGCCAGCGTCCTCACCAGCCTCGTCGGTTCAGGCATGAACGACGCTGACACGCCAAGCATGGTGAAGATCCAACACACACCAAACATGGAACTCGATGAGCATTGGCATGACGAGGTTCACCGCAAGTGGCGCGAATCCGGTGAGGGTTAGCCCCAAGCGCCTCGCGTACAAGTTGAAGCGTTACCGCGTCAAGGCTCGGTACGTCAACGACTGGGACAGTCGCAGGATTGACCCGTACAAGGGGCGCAGTAACTTTGACGGCATCATCCTCCACCACACCGCTGGGTTGGATTCGCTGCGTTACATCTGCTACGGCAACCCCTACGCGCCCGTCAGGGCCGCGCACTTCTATGTTGACCGTGAAGGCAGGGTGTTCGTGTGCTCTGGCGTGGGCGCTTACCACGCTGGTAGGGGTGGGCCGTGGCGGTTCCCCAAGCGCGGCAAGGACGTGGTGATCCCGAAAGACTCAGGTAACTCGCGGCTCTACGGGATTGAGATCGAGTCGCTCGGGAAGTCCCGCAAGATTGACGGCAGTAAGGAAGGCATGACCGTTGAGCAGGTCGTGTCCACGAGCTTGCTGTGCGCTGCATTGTTGAACGCGATGAAGGTCGGCCCTGGCTCGCTGCCCGTGTCCAGGGTGATTCGTCACCGTGACTGGACCTCGCGGAAGATTGACGTGAAGCAGGATCTCGATTGGTGGCATGAAGCGATTGGGATCAGCCGACGGTTGAGAGGTAAGCCCCAAGCGGAAGCGTTGGTGCGCGGGTTCGTGAAGGAGCACCCACGGGGGCGATTGTGACCCTACGAGATCAACTAGAGGCAGGGCCAGTCAGGAAGCCTGGCGGGTGCGCTCTCGGCAGGATCATGGACGCCTTGAGTGTTGAGGATCGTGAAGCGTTGCAGGCGGCCCTTGATGAGCCGCGTGGCAGCGATGACAGGTTCACGAACCTGGAACTGACGCTGATGCTTCAGCAGGAAGGGTTTGAGATTCACCTCAAGACGGTGGAGACTCACCGCAAGGGAGGGTGTTCTTGTGAGCATCCACGAGCGCCTGAATAGGAAGCCCCGCGTCCTCGTTTACGACATTGAGACAAGCCCCCACCTCGTTTACACGTACGAGCTGTATAACACGAGCGTCAGGCCGGATCAGATCGTGGAGCCGTCACGGTTGCTCTGCTGGGCTGGCAAGTGGGTTGGTGG